GTGTTAAAGATTTGTTAGATGATATTGTAGCCAGTCAAAGCAAATCTGAAAAACTATATAACTTATATATGGAAGAAAGTGCAGTGCGAGGTCACAACAAATTTGCTTTGTATAGTGCTTTTACTAACTACGCATCCTACGCTGATAAACGTAATGGCTTTGCTCTCAGGTCTAACGGCAATGATACGCAAGCTGTATCGATGTGGCAACGCGAGAATGAAGTTTCTAAGCTAGTGACTAACAAAAAGTTCTTAGACTACGCTGTAGCCGCTTAAAACAACGCTAGACCCCTTCTTAAATGGAGGGGTTTACATCTACTGATATAAATACTACAAGCAATACACATACACACATATAATCTAGAGACAAAGATAAAAGGTGGTTAAACAATGACAGATAAACAAGAGACTAAACGTCAGGCGTTCCAACGCATACGGGATATACGTTTACCAAAAATCCTTAAAAGTGTAAAACTTTTGGGTAACCTATCCCGTAAAAACCAATACAAATATACACCTGCCCAAGCTATAGCATTAGTTAATAGTTTGTATAAGGCTGTTGATGCTATCGCTAAACTGTTTGGTATTCAGAAAAATGCACAACCTGTTGAGGTGATAGTAAATGCAACAAAAGTTAAATCTTCGCAACCTTTAAGTCATGACGCTAGGGCAGATATAGAATGGGGTTTAGGCTTTTTAATTCAAGGCAATAAGAGTGAAGCTGAAATATTAATCAAAAGAGGTTTATCAAAATGAGTATATCAATATATTTAGACCAAGGTCAACAATCAGAACTTGCAAAGGATTATTCATCACAGTCTGGTTCGTTGCATATAAAACATATCCCATCTCAACTTTTAGATGCAGAGTATACTCATAGTCGTCATGTATACAAACAAGAATTAGGAATTTTTAAGGGTTCTAGTGTAGGTGGCTTTAAAGAAAAGGCTTTTCTAGTTTTAAGAGGGCGTATAGTTCACAGCGTTATACAATCAATATTAGAAAATTCTAATGAAGCTCATTTAAAACTTATAATGAATGGGTGTAAAAGTTTCTTAGAACTTAGAAAGAACGAGAGAAAAGGGCAAGAAACAGACGATGCACTATTTAAGGAGTTAGAGACATGAGTAAACATATATTAGCACCCGACAAATGGGTTGAAGTTTGTGCAACAATTTCTGGTGAATGGTTACAAGATGTTGTATCAGACTACCCCTACGTAACACAAAAAAATGGCGATGTTACGTATACCGATAAAGCACAAGAACGCTTCATTATTATTTATGATCAAGTTGAAGATATTGTATCTAACATTTTTGAAAAAGGGGATAACCAATGAAACTATTAGAATTTGATAATGAAGAATTAAATTGTATAAACGTATGTTTAGATCATTTTATTGAAGAGCAAACTGAGGCTGACTTCGATATAAAATTTACTGAATTAAAAAAGAAAGAGTTACATAAAGGAATAGGCTACGATCAATTACAAACGTATTCTGAACAATTAAAAAGATTAGCTATTGCAGTTAAAGCCTTAAGTAAAATCAACCAACATACGCCTTTTATAGGTGATAACTAATGCTATGGTCTGACATCTTAAAAGTATTCCTAGTTCAGATGTTTGGAAATGAAATAAGAACTAAGTCAAACTTTAAAGTAGTACAACATCAGGCTTGGACACCTTCTATACTTAATGAAGAACCGCCATTTTAAACAAAGGAAAAACCAATGAATGTAAATGACATTAATAGAAAAACTTTAATAGATGTAGTTCACACACCAGAAAGTATGGATGCTTTACAGACTTACATACTTCAAACTAAAGGTCTGAGTGCAACGCTAGCTAGTTTGATGATGTACAATCTTATGGCTACAGAATTTAATGCTATGTTAGATAAGTTACAACAAAGAGGTATAACAGATGCCAGTATTTAGAATGTTTGTTGAAGGTATTGTTACAAGGCCTATCATTATTAAAGACGCTAAAGACTTACCTGAAGCTAAACGCAGAGCCATTAACGAGTGGTCAAACCTTACAGGCGGTGCATTAGATACAGGTAGGGTTACTCAATCGTGGGTAGTCTCAGGTGGTAATGGTCACACATTAATACAAGAAAAGGAGGAATGATGATGAAGAAATATAAAGTTAAAATAACAATAAAAAAATCTTATGACGTTTTAGCTTCTAATTCTGATGAAGCTCGTAAACAGGCAGTAATAAAGTTTCAACAAAAATTTGGTAAATTATCATTATATGATGTATTTGATTTTCTTGTAGATGGTTCACCTTATGTAAAGGAGATAACTAATTCAGAAAGGGGGAAAATAATATGAGTATATTTAGTGGCTTAATAGCTGTGATGCTAGTGGTAGCTTTTACAGCTACATCGACAGTTGTAGAAGATGACGCTGTTGTTGATACAGAAACAACTACTACTACTACAACTGACGAGTAACTTAGTTGTATAACAAAAGGGCATCCCTATGATGGGGTTGTCCTACAAATTGAACACTAAAGTAAAAGTAAGGAATTTGATAAAATGAATAGTTATGGAACAGTAAAAGTATACAAAGTTGAAAAGTCATACAGAGTAAAAGAAAAGGGTACTAATAGTTATACATCGAAAAGACATAAAGACGAAAGAAAGTGGAAATACAAGTTAGTACATACCGATAAATATATCTACGACATAGAAGACTTAGTTGTAATGCAAAGAGAATGGCTAAGAAAATTTATGTATGCTGACGGTTTAAAGTTTGAGTATATCTTAGAGGAGATACATTGATATGGATGATACAGTAAAAGCATTAGTTATACGACTAAGGCGCGTAGCAGAGTTGATCTGCATAGATGCAAGCATGAAGTCTAGGCCTAACGTCTTAGGCAGGGCTAACGAGATGGTAGCGTTAATTAAATCGCTAGAAGAGAGGCTCGATAAATGAGAAGAATAATAGTAAGTAGCACACACCCCGTGAAGTCGCTACATGGCAACACACAAGCTGAATGGGAGTTGATGTCGCAGGAGGAGCAACTACGAGCATGGCTTAAAACCTGCCCATTTGATTATACCTTAGTGGAGGGTAGTAAACAAAAGGGTCAGATTGCCTACGTGTTTGAGTTAGTAGAAGAGTACGAGCAAAAAAAAGAGAGACTGTAGATGATACACTATTACGTTAGTATAATTAGAAACAAAACTAATGTACTAAAGATACCACCTAGTTTTTATAACTATTGTGTTAAACATAGAGTAAGAGTGCCAAAGATTATTAGTTCTAACAGGTGTTATCTTTGGGTTGATATGAATGACAAAGAAGGCCTTGACGAGTTACTACTAGAGGCTGACTTTATGAGTAGACAAGAAAATAGAGCATTGGCTTTTTCTGCTAATGCTTTGACTAGAGCATATAACAATAATTGTAAGGAAAGAAATTAAATGAAAATTGTAGATAAAGTAATATACAATGTTGCATTAGTTATAGTAGCAATACTTTTTATAGGATTAGCTTTTGGTAAATAACAACAATGATGATGGTGTGGATGATGACCCCATAGATGATTGGGCATCCACCGACCTAACAGAATTAAATGAAAAAGGACAATATGATGTGGCTAACAAAAAAGATGTCAACAAAAGTGTACCAGTACGCAATAAAACAACACCTGTTAAAAAGAAGGAACGCTAGAAATAAGTGTCGTTTGATAGATGCCTTTATGGGTGACGGTTATTGTGCATTAGCTTGGACATTCTACATTACAGAAAAGCACCCTAAATGAAAAAGAAAGCATTAAGTATAAGTGATAGTAGTACAGTGCGACAGGCTTGTGAGTTTTACTTTAGAACACCTAAGTTCTTAACACTTACAGGTAACACCCAAAAGGATTACGAGGCAGTCTTAATACACAATTGCAATACACCTATTCAGAATAACAAATTGTTTGGTGGTGTTAAGCTTAAAGACGTACGCTTTAAACATATTACTCATTTGTATGATACATGGTTAAATACGAGAGGTGTTAGACGCGCTAATTACCACGCTACTTGTTTAAGTATATTGTTTAATACAGCTATCAGGCATGAAGCAATGATAAGCAATCCTGTATCCCTTATACAAAGAACAAAGAACACCCATAGAAAAGTTAAGTGGACTGAAGAACAAGTAAAGGTATTCTTAGATACAGCTTACAGTGATTTTAGATGGCGTTCAATTGGATTGATAGCTCATATGGCATATGACTGGGCGCAACGTATGGGCGATATGCGATTGCTACAATGGTCTAACATAGACTTTGATGCAAAGAGGTTAGACTTAGAGCAAAGCAAGCGCAGAGCAGATGTACACATCCCTATTGATGGTGGCCTGATTAAGATGCTTATACAACAAAGAGAAGACTTTGGGTTTCAAGATTATGTAGCACCTAGAGTTACTCATAGAAATGGTAGCTACAGCCCTTACGATATTCAAGAGGTGTCTATCTTAGTTAATGAAGTTAAAGAAGAGGCAGGGCTACCTAATGAATTATGGGGTATGGATTTAAGACGCACAGGTATTACTGAGATGGTCGAAGCAGGTGTAGACATTACAGGTATTATGCAAGTCTCAGGACACAACAGCCCAGAAAGTGTAAGACCTTACTTAGTTAATACATTTAGTGGGGCATCAACAGCAATAAACAAAAGAAAGGCTAATAAGAAATGAAACACATTAAAGTATGGACAGCCGAAGAGAAGTTATACATAAATGAAAACTTTAGGTATGAACCTGATACAGGTTTAATTTACTATAAGAAACCCACGTATAAAACTGGTTCTAAAAGAAAACTGGATAAACCCGTTGGAACTTACTTAAGTAGTGGGTATTTACAAATACCTATATCTTTTAATAGACGAAGATTTAAAATCAGATCGCATAGAATGGCTTGGTATTTGTACTACGGAAAAGTACCAGTCGATTTAATAGATCACATAGATCACAATAAAATTAATAATAGGATAGATAACCTAAGAGAAACTAATTCCTCTAAAAATGTCAGGCACTCTAGTATACAAAAAGCTAAATTGAAAAAGTACTCAGAAGGACATTGCATAGGGGTACATAAAAGAAGAGATAATTTAAAAAAACCCTATCGAGCAACATATGGTATAAATAATAAAAAAATGTGTTTAGGTTACTACGCCACAATGGTTGAAGCCGCTAAAGTTAGAGATGCATATGTAATAGAGAAGTTTGGTTCAGTTTGTGGTCCTACAAATAAAGACATAGGTATATATTAATAATGAACATACAGTCTTACTTAGATACCTTAACAATAGCTGAGGGGCAACGCTTACGAATGAGTTGCCCTGTATGTAATTCTTACAATACCTTTACAGTTTTTAAAACAGATGGCGTGTTAGTCTATAATTGTTTTAAACTTAGTTGTACAAATAGTAGAGGTATGTACGGTGTAGGTCTTACAGCCGACGAGATAAAACTTAAGATGCAAGGCTACGTGAAAGATAGGCCTACATCTCTAGATCGTATGGTAGTGCCAGAATACTTAGTTAAACCAACAGTTGAGCATTACCTAATGCATAATTATGTAAAGATTTGGGACTTGTACGATGAAGACTTAATGTATGACGTTAAGGATAGACGTGCTGTATTTATGATTAAAGACAACAATAGATTGATTGATGCTGTAGGTAGGTCACTTGATGGTGGCGCGACTCCTAAATGGTTTAGGTACACGGGTGAAGCCTCTGTTTTTACTAGGATATTAGGTAACACCAACGGCATTGTAGTAGTTGTTGAAGACGTTATTAGTGCTATAACTATTGCAAAACTATATCCTAGGACAACAGGCCTAGCTATCTTAGGTACATCATTAGGTGAGGCACAAATGCAACATATTCAGAATTATTCTAAGGTAATCGTAGCGTTAGACCCTGATGCGGCACACAAGACTTTGCAGTACAAACGAGATATAGAGGCATGGACAGGGTTAGACACAATTGCTTTTAGACTTGTAGATGATATAAAGTATAAAGTAGAAGAAGATATAGATAGATTGGAGAAGTTATTAGTATGAAATACAGTAAAGAGGATACACTTGAGCTTGAAGAAGAATTAAAGCAAGCTAAAAAGTTTTCTAAAATTTGTGATTTAGAAAATTACCATAAAATGCAGTATAGTAATTCTGCCGAAAGAGAAGCAACTAGACTTATAAAATTAATAAAACTAATAGAGCTTACAGATACCGTAGAAGATTATTTAAACGGTCTTGTTTTAGTTAATGGTAAGTTTGTAGTAAGTTTAATTAATGATACATGGAGAGTTATACACAAAAATAAATGGTACAAACATAAAAATGATATTAAGCATTTTGTGGATAATTATATATATAAAAGGGTAGTACTATGAGTATATGTGGTGAGATAGAAAACGTAAAGAATGAGATAAAAACACTTGAAGAGTTGATGGAAAACGAACCTAAAGATGGATGGAACGTCTGTAGTAATATATCTGTGATAGTAAATGCTTCTATTACATCAGCTAAAAGAAGACTAAAAGAATTGGAAGCCGTTCAATGATGGAATTAGCTCTTATCAGAACGCTGATGAACAAAGAGTTTTACGAGAGGCACAAAGGTATACGATGTCCAGATAAGATATTTACTAAAGATGTAAGAAAGATTAAACAAGCCTTAGACTACGCTATGATTAATTATGAAAATAGCTTGAGTCCTACCGACCTTGAAGCTATATTTTTCTCTACTAATCAGTCCTTAACTACATCTAACAAAGAAGCATATAAAACTTTATTTAAACGATTATCTAATGAACAACCTATGAATGACAACATAAGTGAAGACGTATTGTCTAAGTTGTTTCAGCAGGTTGTAGGTGAAGAGGTAGCTAACTTAGGTTTTGACTACGTTAATGGTACAGTTAATACGCTAGAGCCTATGCGTAAGATACTGGATGCATATCAAGATGACTTTACACCTAATCTAAAGGTAACATGGGAAGACATATCTATTGACACATTACTTGATGCGGCAGAGATACAATCGCAATGGACGTTTAACATACCTAGTCTAAAGCGTAAGGTTCAAGGCATATCAGGTGGACATTTTATCATTGTAGGTGCTAGACCTAACACAGGTAAGACATCCTTTCACGCCAGTCTTGTTGCTGCACCTGGTGGCTTTGCCCATCAAGGAGCTAAGTGTATAGTTTTATGTAACGAAGAACGATACGATAGGGTAGCAGGTAGATATTTATGTGCAGCATCCAGTATGTCCTTAAAAGAAGTCAAAGAAAACAGAGCATTAGCAGCATCTCGCTACAGCCCTGTACACGATAACGTCAAAGTAAAGGACAGTATGGGTAAGGACTTAGCTTGGGTAGAAGCTATTGTTAAACACAACCAACCCGACATAGTTATCTTAGATATGGGTGATAAGTTTGCACCTAAGACATCTGATAAGTCAGACATATATCTTAAAGATGCAGCAATATACGCTAGGAATATAGCTAAACAATATAATTGTGCAGTCATATGGATGTCTCAGTTAAGTGCAGCAGCAGAAGGTATAGTGCGTGTAGATCAATCTATGTTGGAAGGTAGTAAGACAGGTAAGGCAGCAGAGGCAGACCTTATGGTTCTCATATCTAAAAATTCTCCTGTTGTTAATGAGGGTGCAACAGAACAAGAAGAAGATACACAAAGGCACTTAGTGATAGCTAAGAATAAATTAACGGGTGGATGGCATGGCACTATTCATTGTAACTTGGATGGCAATCGAAGCCAGTACTTGGTGTAGGTATGAGATTAGTATTAGATGTAGAGAACACCGTAACTAAACGTGGTGGTAAGAAACACTTAGATCCTTTTGAGCCTACTAACCATTTAGTACAGGTAGGGTTTAAGAACGTAGACAGACCTACAGAACGCTTTATGCTTACCTTTGACCACACTGAATACAAAGATCAAACAGGTGCTAACTATAAGTTAGTACAGCAAGCGTTAGACGAGACTACTTTACTCATTATGCACAACGCTCAGTATGATTTAATGTGGCTTTGGGCTAGTGGATTTACATATGACGGAGCTATATGGGATACAATGTTAGCTGCATATATTCTTGTACGAGGTCAGAAGTTTCCTCTTTCATTAGAACAATGTGCTATCAGAGAACACCTACCTTTCCAGAAGGATGACACACTAAAGACTTATTTTAAAAAAGGTTACAACACAGATGAGATACCCCTTAATGAACTAACGTATTACTTAGGGTGTGACTTAGATACTACGTGTGCCTTGTATGAACACCAACTTAAGAGCTATGCCTTAGATGAATCAAAAGGTATGACTACTGTAAGAGATCTTACGTTCAAGGTATGCCAGACACTTACTCGTATGTATATGTCAGGGTTTAAAGTAGATAGAGAAGCACTTGTACAAGTACGTAAGGAGTTCGAAGAAGAGAAGGCTGACATAGAAGAGCGGCTACACCATAAAGTTAAAGAGTTGATGGGTGACACACCTATAAATTTAAACTCTCCAGAACAGATGTCTCAAGTTATATTTAGCCGTAAGGTAAACAACAAGAAAGAATGGGCAGACTTGTTTGAATATACAAAAACTCCTGCTGAATATAAAGATGCAGTAGAAGCGAACAGTAAAATAATAAGAAGAACTAAAGCGTTTACGTGTCCTGTATGTAAGGGTGACGGCAAGACATATAAAACCAAGAAGGACGGATCAAGGTTTGCTAAACCTAATAAGTGTGTTGATTGTACAGCTAGAGGCTACCAACTTAAACAGTTAAATCATTTAGCTGGGCTAGGCTTCACTGCTCCAGGAAAAAAATGGGTGAGTGCTAATGGTTTTAGTACATCAAAAGGTAACTTAGAGACACTAATATCTACAGCTAAGAATAGAGGTATGACTGAAGCTATAAACTTCTTGACAGATCTTAAACGTCTGTCTGCTGTATCGTCTTACCTATCTTCTTTTGTTGAAGGTATAGATGTTTTTACTAAACCTGATAACTTCTTACACGTAAACCTGACACAACATATTACATCTACTGGTAGGTTCTCAGGGCGTAACCCTAATATGCAGAATATGCCTAGAGGTAATACGTTCCCCGTTAAGAAAGTGTTTATCTCTAGATGGGATGGTGGGCAGATCCTAGAGGCTGACTTTGCTCAATTAGAGTTCCGCGTAGCTGCTTTCCTCTCACAGGACCCTGTAGCTATCGCTGAGATAAATACAGGCTTTGATGTACACTCCCACACGGCTAAGGTTATCACAGACTCAGGACAGCCTACAAGCCGTGTGGAGGCAAAGCAGCATACGTTTGCACCTCTCTTCGGAGCTACAGGGTATGGTAGAAGTAAGGCTGAAGAAGCGTACTACATACAGTTTATACAGAAGTATGAAGGTATAGCTGCGTGGCATCAAGAGTTGGCTGAAGAGGCGTTACGCTTTGAGAAGATCACGACACCTAGTGGTAGGCAGTATGCTTTTCCTGGTGTAGAGCGTAGAAAGAATGGTGGGGTGTCTAGCTTCACTATGATTAAGAATTACCCTGTGCAAGGCTTTAGTACTGGAGATATAGTACCCCTTGTATTAATAGAGCTAGAAGAAAGACTAAGTAAGTTACAGTCTTGTCTAGTTAATACGGTGCATGACTCAACAGTAGTTGACGTACACCCAGAAGAAGTACCGTACGTTAAGTCTATAATAGATACACTTAATGAAGATCTTAATGATATTATAGAAGAAGCATATGGTGTGACCATGAACGTTCCACTACTTTTAGAAGCTAAAATCGGACCCAATTGGCTTGACACAAAAGACGTTTAATGGTATAACTTAGGTTCATTTTTTGACAGTAAAAGGATATACAAATGTCAGACATAGCACTCGTACCTAATGAAGGTACATCAATAGCAGAAATGATGGGCATACCACAAACAGGTAGCACATCTTCAACAACGCAATCTTCTTTGGCAAATCTTAGTGTCTTAAATGATGCTATCATGGGTTTAGTTGAAGTGAACGGCAAAAAAGTTAAGACGGAGATAGTTCCTGGAACATCTTTTAAGTTTAGAATTAGTGAAGATAACATAGTGTACAGTGACACTGTAACAGTTCGTACTTTTGCAATACGCCAAAGATGGTCTAAATGGTTAGCAGAAGATGGAAACTACGTTAAAAGTATTATGGCTAATGACCTCAAGGCTGACTTAAAAGACAGTAAAGGTGGCTTTAACTGCGGCAGACCTGCAGGTTACGTACAGGACTTTCACTCTTTAGCGGATAACATCCAACAAGCTATGAGATCTTCACGAAGAACACAAGTCATACTAGGTATGTTACAGTTAGATAACCCTGTAGATATTGAAGGTAATACTTCTTTGGATCACACTGATACATGGTATCCTTTTGTTTACGAAGTAAGAGCAGGTGAGTCTATTAAATCTATCAATGAAGTAAATAGTTCTTTATCTCGTAAGAATATGTTACCTATACAACATACTGTAAAGCTTACAGGTGTAGAACGTATAGGTGCTAGTGGTAAACCCTATGCAGTATTTGAAGCATCTTTACATGAACCCTGTGATTTACAGGAAAAAGATAATGAAACGCTGCGTGACTTTATGGATTGGATTAATAAGCAGAACCAGTATGTATTAGGTGAGTGGGATAAGTTTAATTTATCTTCAGATACTTTTGATGCAGATGATTCTGCGTTAATAAACTCTATGGTAAACGTAGAGGAGTCTGTATAATGCATCCAGCAGAGCTAAAAGTTTCTTTATTTCTCCAGAATGCTCTTGCTGGTAAAACAACTATTACTGAAGAGGTGGCTGATAAGGTCGCCTCTGATGTAAAAGAAGCTGTGTTTAAACAGTTTTCTGGTGGGCCTCGTGATAAGTTTAGACTAAGAATGTCTAACATAGGAAAGCCTAAGTGCCAGTTGTGGTTTCAAAAGAACAACCCTAAAGTAAAAGCACCTTACCCACCAAGCTTCTTAATTAATATGATTACAGGTGATATTATTGAGGCTGTATTTAAAGGCTTACTTAGGTCAGCAGGTGTGACCTTTGGTGATAACGATAATGTAGAGTTAGACTTAGGTGAGTTAGGTAAAATAAAGGGTGAGTACGATATGATACTAGACGGAAGTGTAGACGATGTTAAGTCTGCCTCTGATTATTCGTACACCAATCGTTTTGAATCGTTTGATAGACTACAATCAGATGATACATTCGGTTACATACATCAACTTGTAGGTTACGCAGTAGCTTCAGGCAAAGACATGGGTGGCTGGTGGGTTGTAAATAAAAAGGATGGCGCATTTAAATATATATCAGGTAGTACAGTAAACCAAGAAGAAATAATGGAGAGCATTAAAGATAAAGTATCTTACATAAATGAGGATAAACCTTTTGAAAAGTGCTTTAAACCTGTACCTGAATACTATAGAAGAAAAGCATCAGGCAATTTAAAGTTAGACAAAGCGTGTGGTTGGTGTGATTTTAAAACTACGTGTTGGAAAGAACTACAGAGACTACCATCAAGAGTATCAACAGCTAAAGTAAAACCTATGGTTGATTACGTATTAATAAATGACAATGAGGAAACAGTTATATGAGCAATACATTTACAATAGAAGATAAGTCTTACACAGAAGAAGATATGAATGCAGATCAAAAACGATTATTTAACACTATATTAAATATAAAAAATGAAATAGGGTCAGTTAAATTAAAGTTTGATAGCTACGACACTTACGCTAAAATTCTTAGCCAACAATTAGCACAGTCCTTAACTTCAGATAGTGTAGACGAGCCTAGTGAAGCGTAGGTATAATTCTAATTGGAGTACCTATCGTAGCGGTTTAGAAGACAAGTTAGTAGATAGCTTATCTAAAATACAAAAAGAAGTCAGGTATGAAGAGTTAAAAATAGAATGGGAAGACCTGCGCTATCGAACTTATACGCCTGACTTCTTGTTAGATAACGGTATCATAGTTGAAGCTAAGGGCCAATTTGATTCTGACGATAGGCACAAACATAAATGTGTCAGGCGGCAACATCCTGAATTAGATATACGTTTTGTGTTTAGTAATGCAAAAGCTAAGTTGTATAAGGGTTCTAAATCTACATACTCAGATTGGTGTAATAAAAATAAATTTCTTTGGTCTAATAAAATAATACCTGAAGCGTGGTTAAACGAACCAGGTAGGTGTACTACTAAAAGGTTAATACAGTTAAAACAAAAAAGAAAGAAGCAGATATGACAGATGACGTAAAAAGTGATCATACTTATTTGTTAGCTTTTATTGCATCAGACCATGATTCTTTTGAAGACTGGGATGATAATTTTGAAATGAATGCAGTGATAAGCCCTAACAATAAAGATGATGTAGATACAAAGAGCTATTTTTTAACACTCATACGCTTACTACAGCACTGCACATATTTGTTAAATGAAGATGATGAATTTCGTGACTTTGTACACGATGATTTAATGGCAAGTGAAAAAATAGAAAGAGGCAACAACGTGATTAATTTATTTACACCTACAAAAGGGTCGGCATAGAATGGCTAAATGGGGCGAGACAGAGTGGAACGGAACTAAGTTTGATGAAGAAGGTTACTACACAGAGGTTAGTATAAAACATGATCCTGTACAAAAACCTGCACACTATAACCAGAATGGTACGATGGAATGCATAGAAGCTATTGAAGCTATAATAACTACAATGGATCAAAAGTATGCGTATCATGCAGGAGCTATACTTAAATACTTGTGGCGGTTCGAATATAAG